GGTCAACGTTCATCGACGAGGCGGACACCGACCCTGAGGTCCAGTGGCCGAAGTCCATCGTCATCGCCGATCGGATGCGGCGCGATGACACCCAGGTCGCGTCGGTGCTGCGGGCGTTCATGCTGCCGCTGCTGGAATCGGAATGGCTGCTGGACGCGACAGGTGTGCGCCCGGAGGTGGCGGCGCAGGTCGCCGAGGACATTGCCCTGAACATCAAGGGAGAGACGCCGACGGCGCGAATCCGGACCAAGGGCCGGTTCTCTTTCGCGGAGCACCTGCCGTTGGCGCTGCTCCAGTACGTGCACGGGCACTCGATTTTCGAGCAGGTCTACGACGTCGACGCTTTCGGTCGGGCTCACCTGAAGAAGCTCGCATGGCGGCCCCCGCGTACCATCGCGAGCTTCGACGTCGCCGCCGACGGCGGTCTCGTCGCGATCCGCCAATGGGGTGTCGGCCTGTCCAGCCTCGACCCGACCCGAGCGTCCTTCGTGGCGAACGGGACCATCGGCAACAGCATCCCTGTCGACCGTCTCGTCGTCTACGTCAACGAGCGCGAGGGCGCGAACTGGGCGGGCGTGCCGATGATGCGGCCGGCGTACAAGATGTGGCTGCTCAAGGACCGTGCACTGCGGGTGCAGGCGCTCGCCTCGGACCGCAACGGCCTGGGTCTGCCCATCTACACGAGCGCACCGCCGCCCGATTTCCAGGACGACCCCGAGAGCGTCAAGGTCCAGGAATGGCTCGACACTGAGATCCAGCGTGGCCTCGAGATCGCAAAGGGCGCCCGCGCTGGAGACACCGCAGGTGCGTCACTGCCGCACGGCGCCACCCTCACCGTCCAAGGCGTCGACGGCAACCTGCCCGACCTCGACAAGCAGATCCGCTACTACGACGAGCAGATCGGACGGGTCGCGCTGACCAACTTCCTCAGCCTCGGCGGGGACAACTCGACCGGTTCGTACGCGCTGGGGGACACGTTCGCTGACTTCTTCACGAAGTCCCTGAACGCCGTCGCCCGACAGGTCGCGACGGTCTTTCAGCAGCACGTCATCGAGGACCTCGTCGACGCGAACTGGGGGACGCAGGAGCCTGCGCCACGTCTAGTCCCGCCGAAGATCGGTGCCGAGCACCCAGCGACGGCGGAGTCCATCCGCGCGCTGCTCGACGCAGGAGCGATCCGGTGGGACCCGAAGCTCGAGACCCACCTGCGAGCCCAATTCGGCCTGCCCGTCCGCCCCGACAGCGCGGACTCCTCACCGGTGACGGATGACCCTCGGGTGGCCCGAGCCGTGGCCGAGACCGTCCAGAAGATCTACCTCGGAGTGGGCACGGTGCTCACGCGCCGAGAAGCGCGCGAGATCGCACGCCAGGCCGGTGCGCACATCAACCCTGATGAACAGACCCAGGAGGGCCAGTGAGTACTCGAACGACTGCTGTCGCGCCGCCGCGCGCGGATAGCGAACCGAAACGGCAGGACCGCCGGTACTGGGGCTCGATGGAGCCACCCAAGGCGAAGGTCGAGTTCTTCTCCGCGGTGACCGCGCCGGTCGCTGAGGGGTCGGATGCGACGGTCGCGACGATCCGCATGTACGGGCCGATCGACTCGTGGGGCGGATGGTGGGGCATCTCCACGGAAGACGTCGCGCACGTCCTCGACGCTCTCCCGGAGACGGTGCAGCAGATCATCCTCCGCATCAACAGCCCCGGCGGCGAGGTGTGGGAGGCCATGGCCATCCTGAACATGCTCGGCGCCCACCGCGCCCGCGTGACCGCCGTCGTCGACGGGATCGCCGCTTCGGCCGCGTCGTTCATCGCGGCGTCTTGCGACGAGACGGTCATGTCTCGTGGCTCGCAGATGATGATCCACTCGCCCTCCGCCATCGTGTGGGGCAACGCCGTCGACATGCGCAAGGGCGCCGCGTTCCTCGACACCCTCGAGGCTTCGATGATCGAGGTCTACACCGACAAGGCGGGGGAGAAGGACTGGGCGTCCCTCCTCGCCGATGAGACGTGGCTGACCGCGACCCAGACGGTGGAGCTCGGACTCGCCGATCGGGTCGACACAGTGTCCGACGCGGGCACCGCAACGACCGTCGGCGACGACCCCACCGAAGAAGACGACGGAACGATGCTCGTCATCGTCACCGACGAACCCGACGATGCGGTCACCGACCGTATCCGTGCCGCCGCGGCATCCGCGCGTGCGACGGCCCCCCAGCCCCCGAGCTCGTCCGAGCCGGGTACCCCCATCCGAAAGGAGACCGTCGTGACGAACGACGCACCCACGGCTGCGGTCGACGAGCGGCTCGGCACGCCCGAGCCCGAGGTGACGGCTCCCGCCGCCGCCGCGACCGCCGCCCAGCCCATCAACCCCGTGGCCGGACTGCCCGAGGGTCTGGTCGCGATCGACGCGAACATGCTCGCGGAGCTGCGTTCGAACGCCCTCGCCGGCGCCGAAGCTCGCGCCGAGCAGGACCGCACCCGTCGCGACGGCATCATCGCCTCCGCGATCTCCGACGGTCGTCTCGCGCCGACCTCGCGCGACCACTTCCGCAAGATGCTCGACACGGACGAGGCCGGCACGACCGCGGCACTCGCGTCGCTGCAGCCGAACACCGCCCTCCCCGTCGACGAGATCGGGCACGCCGTCGGCGAGGCCCCGGCTGCCGACGCCTACCCCGCGCACTGGAAGCGCTGAGAAGGGACATCATCATGGCCAACGAGTGCATCCCGGCATACCGCCCGGGCGGCGACGTCACCGCGACCGCAGGGTCCGGCGGCGTGGTCGGCAAGACCTTCGTCAACATCTCGGCCGCGCTGGACGTGGCCGCGGGCACCCCGATCACCGTCGTCACCGCGACCGCCGCAGGCCTGAGCGTCGGGGTCGCATCGCGCGACGCCGCGGCCGGCGCGAAGCTCCACGTGCTGCGCAACCCCGGCGCCGTCGTCCCCGTCACCGCGGGCGGCACGATCGCTCTCGGCGCCGAGGTCGAGATCGGTTCCAACGGGCGTGCCGTCGCGCTCGCTTCCGGCAAGGCCCGCGGCCGCGCCTGGTCGGCCGGAACGTCCGGCAACGACGTCTTCATCGAGCTCTACTGAGAGAGGAGAGCAACATGGCACAGAACGCTGCCGCGTACCCGCTCGCGGCCCCCACGGTCAACGGCTCCACCATCACGGTGGAGACGATGCTCCAGCAGCCCATCCGGATCACCCGGTACCTGTCGGACATCACGCTCCGCAACTACATCAGCCCCCTGTTCTTCTCGTCCCCCGGTGGAGTCACCGGCGGCGCGGTCGTCTACGACCAGGTCACGCTGAACGACCTGTTCCCGACGCGCGACGTGCAGGAAGTCGCTCCGGGAGCCGAGTTCCCGCTCGTCAACTCGAGCAACGTCGACCCGCAGGTCGCGGCCGTCGAGAAGCACGGTGGGAAGTTCTTCGTCACCGACGAGGCGCGCGACCGCAACGACCAGGGCGTGATCCAGCGTGAGGGCCGCAAGCTCATCAACGCGATGATCCGCCGACAGGATGCCCGCGCGATCGCCACGGTCGACGCGGCCATCACGGCGAACCCGTCGCAGGTCATCACCGGTGTCAACTGGAACAGCGTCGTCACCGGCGGCTCGTCTCAGTCGAACGCGTCGGCGTGGCCGGCCGCGGACCTCGCGAAGGTGCAGATGCTCGCCGACCAGCAGGAGCTGGGCGTCGAGGTGGACACCCTCGTCCTGAACCCGGCGCAGTACTTCCAGCTCCGGCTGGTCTACGGCGACGACCTGCAGGCGCTGTTCGACTCGTACGGCATCACGACCGTGCAGTCGTCGAACCGCGTCGCCGCCGGCACGGCGTACGCCCTGCAGGCGGGTCTGCCCGGTGAGCAGCGGTTCGAGAAGCCGCTGTCGACCGAGACCTGGCGTGAGGCGGAGACGCAGCGCACGTGGGTGCAGACGGATGCTCGCTTCGTTCAGTACGTCACGGACCCGTTCTCGGTGTTCAAGCTGACGGGTCTCGCGGGCTGATGGCTCGGCGCACGATCCGCACCGGTATCGGCTCGTACCAGCGCCCGGACGGGCAGTGGACGCACGGGGCGATGGGTGACGACGTCGAGGTGCACGAGGGTGATCTCGAGCGGTTCGACCGTCTCCAGGCCGAGGCGCTGGGTGCGCTCGACGAACCTGTCACCGAGGACGTCGCGCCCAAGCCGGCGCGTGCGACCAAGACCACGGCGAAGCCGAAGGACTGAGCCGGGTCACCCAGCTGGGGCGGTCCTGTGCGCGTTAGGCGCCGGGGCCGCCCCGTATCACCTCATGGCAAGGGCCACGCGCCTCGCCTGCGCGCTCACGCGCGTGCCAGCACCTACGAGACGGGTCAGCCGTTCTCGCGCGCTCTACGGGGCGTATACCGCGGAGGGACGTTCCATGGCCGACGGCATCACGCACAGCGACATCACCCCCGACGAGGACCTCGGCCGGGTGATCCTGCTCCGCGCGGCGAGTATCGCCCCGCAGGTGCGCACCGTTGCTGAGAACTCGGAGGAGCGGAAGGACGCGATCGCCGTGCTCAAGCGCGTCGCGAACCGGTGGGCCGAGACCGGCACCGGCGCCGTTCAGTCGATGAGCCGCAACGGCACCAGCATGACCCTCCGCGACGTCGGCCACGCCTTCGCCCCCACCGACCTCCGCGACCTCCGCCTCATCTTCGGCATCCCCGAGCCCACCCACTCCGGCCCGCTCGGTAGTTTCCCCACGGACCGCCCCATCTCGGGCATCTGGCCGGAGGGCACGCCGTGAGCTGGGCGTCCCCGTTCTGGTTTCCCCACACCGTCACCGTCGAAGACGCCATCTCCGCCGGCGGATCCGGTACTCGCTTCGCCGAGCCGCGCACTGTCGCGGCCGAGGTGAAGGACCAGCAGCGCATCGTCGTCGGCGCGGACGCGAACGAGCACGTCTCCAACACGCAGGTCACCGTCCCCATCAGCGCAGCCGTGCCGGTCGGGTCGATGGTCACCGTGTGGGCCGGACGCGTCGGCGCCCGCCGCGCCCGCGTCATCGCCGTCCAGCGCGACGAGAACCTCCCGCCGCTGCCGTCCCACCTGATCCTGTCCCTGCAGTGAGGAGACGCCCGTGGCGAAGTTCAACCCCATCAAGACCCAGCTTGAGGCATCCATCCAGAAGGGTCTCCGCAAGGGCGGCGCCGCGGTGATGAAGCGGATGAAGGAACTCAGCCCCACCGACACGGGCGAGTCCGACAAGTCCGGATTCGTCACCGTCGAAGACCTCACCGTCCAGGTCGGCTTCAAGTCGCCCATCTCGCGGCTGCAGAACGAGAACCTCGACTACCAGCACACCAACGGGCAGCCGAAGTTCGCGGAGGCCGCGGTCGACCAGGTCGACATCGGACCCATCATCGCCGCGCAGAACCGAGCCGACCTTGGATGACGCCGACCTGACCCGGTGGCTCGTCGAGCAGCTCGGCACGATCGACGGCTGGCTGTGGTCCGCCGACGACCCCTACGACTACACCCAGAACGTCGTGACGCTGCACGAGGGCGGCATCGCCGCCGACGCTCGTCGTTCTGTCGGTGTGCGCATCTTCGGCGGCGAGGACGACGAAGAGACCGAGACCAAGACCCGCCGTGTGCAGCTCCGCTCCCGCGGCAACGAGGGTGACCCGAACGACGCGAACCGTGTCGCGGACGCCGCCTTCGCCCATCTTCGGCGCCTGCTGCGGGAGGGCGTCGTCAGCGCAGTCACCCGCACCTCGTTCGATCCCGCCGGGGTCGACCAGAACGGGCGCGAAGGGCGCACCGACAACTACCTGATCATCTTCGACAATGAGGAGGCTCCGTCGTGAGCAACAAGCGTGTCCCCATCCCCGCCGGCTTCGTCCGGGGCAAGTCCTACGAGTACGGCGTCCGCGTCAACGTCGCCGCCCGCGACGAGCCCGCCGACTTCATCGACGTGCGCCGCCTGTTCGGCTACAGCCCCACGTTCACCCCCACCACCAGCGACGCCCGCACCTACGACGACGCCGGCTCCCAGAACAACAGCGTCGACGGATGGTCGTTCGCGCTCGGCTTCTCGACCCACGTCAACCGGTCCCTCACGACCGGCGAGTACCTGCCCGAGATCGAAGCACTCCGCGCGCGGACGCTCCCGTCGGCACTCGACCTGGACGCCGAGATCGAGGTGCAGTTCTTCCACAAGCCCGCCAAGGGTGCACCCAACCTCGAGGATGCCGGCCAGGGGTTCGCCACCGTCAGCTACCAGCGTGGGCAGACCGCCCCCGATGGTCAGACGGAGACGTGGAACTGGACCCTCACCGGCGTCGGCGCGTACGAGGAGATCGAGAACCCGTTCATCGGGTGGCCCGGAGACGCGCCGATCGTGTCCCTGCTCGAGCCCGCCACCGGCCCCGCTGGTGAGCTCGTCACCATCCGCGGCACCGGGTTCAAGGACGCCGCCGGGACGATCCTCGTCACCGGTGCGGACGGCGTGAAGTTCGGCGCGACCAACGCGACCGACTACAACGTCGTCAGCGCGACCGCGCTCACCGCGATCGTCCCGGCCGGCGCGGCAGGCGCGGCCAACGTGGTCGTGAAGTCCACCGCCGGCACCGCCGCGGCTCGTCCCTTCACCCGGACGGCCTGACCGTGTCCAGCGCGGTCGACTTCTCGGAGTGGGTCGCGCCCGGACTCAAGATGCCGCTGGGGGACCGGACCTACACGGTTCCGGCCCCCAGCGTCGAGCGGGCCAAGAAGATCCTCGCCCTCGCCGTCCGAGCAGAGATCGACTTCAAGATCGTCACGGGCGAACTCCCTCAGGGGGTGGCCGACGTGCTCGCCACCATCACGGGGGAGGAGCGCCCCGGCCTCGGCACGGCCGCCGCCGAGATGGTCGCCGACGGGGTGGACGTCTTCACCCTCAGCCGGATGCACACCTACTCGGTTTTCTACTGGGCCCGCGGCCGCGAGTACGCCGACGCGTTCGCCACGCTCGTCTGGGCACAACGCCCCGACGTCGACGATGAGGAGGAGGGCGACTCCCCAAAAGCGTTGACGCGCTTACTCCTGAGGAGTGGGCGCGGTACGGCGTCGGAGAGCCCATTGACCACGACGTGACCGGCGTCCCCATCTACGCCGACTACCGGGTCCCACCGGAGGTGCAGGCGAAGACCGCGCAGGCCGACGGCCCCACCCTCGACACGTCCTGGCTGGCGATCGTCTCCCACTGGCGGCTCGTCGTCGCCGAGCTGCTAACGCGCGGCATCGACCTGCACCGCAGAGAAGTACTCGACGGCCCCTGGCTGAGCGTGCGCGCCGCCATCTTCGACCTCATCGACTCGCCCACACGGCTGCGGGAGGTCCTGAAACGGAGGTGACCCGTGGCCCTACGCGCCGCCGAGCTTGAGGTTCTTTACACCGCGAACACCTCCGACATCGACAAGGGCGAGCAGAAGGTCAAGGCCTCCGCCCAGCGCATCGAGTCGAACGCCGTCACCCAGAAGGTCGACGGGGACGCGAGCGAAGCCCTCGCCGACCTGGACCGTGTCGCCGCGGAGGCGAAGAAGCTCGTCTCCGAGCGGGCCGTGTTGCAGCTCGACGCCGACATCACCCGTACGGACAAGGCGCTCGAGCGGGCGAAGGCGAAGGTCGAAGACCTCACCATCCGCGGCGAGGCCGGGTTCGAAGTCACCGCCGAGGTGAAGCGCGCCGAGTCCAACCTCGCCCGCCTCGAGCAGCAGGCGGATCGGCTCAAGAGCCTCCGTGCCACGGTCGAGGTGGACGCCGACACAGTCAAGGCCGTCTCCGAGCTGGACAAGCTCGAGCCCGCCGCGAAGAGCGCCGCCGATAAGGCCGGTGCCGCTGGTGGGTCATCGCTCGTGTCGTCGCTCGACGGCGCCACCCGCGGCGCCGGGGAGAAAGTCGGCACCGTCATCGGCTCCGGCGTCGAGGATTCCCTCGTCTCCGCGCTGACCGCCATCCCCGTCGCGGGCGGAATCATCCTCGCCGGTGTCGCGATCGGCAAGGCCATCACCGGCGCCATCCAGGACGGGCTGCAGCAGGAGGTCGGCTTCGACCGCCTCGAAGCCCTCACCGGCATCAGCCCCGCGTCTGCGCTCCGCATCGGGCGCGCCGCGGGGGAGGCGTACGCGAACGTCTTCGGCGACTCCATCGAGGCGAATCTCGACACTGCTCGGCTCGCGCTGCAGTTCGACATCGTCGACGACAAGAGCACCACCGCCCAGGCAAAGCGCGTCGTCGAAGGCCTGTCGGGAATCTCCAGCGCCCTCGAAGAGGACGTCCGCCCCACCGCGACCGCTGTGACGACTCTGCTCAAGACGGGCCTCGCGTCCTCCGCACAGCAGGCGTTCGACCTCCTCGCCGTTGGCCAGCGCGAAGGGGTCAACCGCGCCGAGGATCTGCTCGACACGTTCACCGAGTACCCCGTCGTGCTTAAGCGCCTCGGGCTCAGTGGCGCCGAATCGCTCGGTCTCATCAACCAGGGGCTCGAGGCGGGCGCGCGTAACAGCGACGTCGTTGCCGACGCGCTCAAGGAGTTCCAGATCCGCGCCACCGACGGGTCCAAGGCATCCGCCGCCGGATTCGATCGGCTCGGCCTCTCCGCCGAGGACATGACGGCAAAGATCGCCCGCGGCGGCGGCGACGCACGCGACGGTCTGCAGGAGGTGCTGAACAAGCTCCGCGAGATCGAGGACCCCGTTCAGCGCAACGCTGCCGCCGTCGAGCTGTTCGGCACGAAGGCCGAGGACATGGGCGACGCGCTCTTCGCCCTCGACCTGTCGAACGCGGTCGACCAGCTGGGCCAGGTGCAGGGCGCCGCGCAGAAGATGTTCGACACCATCGCGGACAACGACGCGACCCGCATCGAGCAGGCCGGACGTAACATCGAGGTCGCCATGGACGGCATCAAGGGCACGCTCGCTGCGGGCTTCTCGCAGCCGCTGGCCGATGTCGCGACGTTCATCTCCGAGAACCGGGGACCGGTGACGCAGTTCTTCCTCGACCTTGTCAACGGGGCGCTCGACTTCGGCGAGTCCATGGTGAACGCCGCCGCCGACGGAGCAACCGGCTTCGGCGATCTCATCGCCGGCCCGGGCGCCGACATGGTCGACCTGCTCATCGGACTGCAGAAGGCGATCAACCCCTTCTCCGACACCTCGGAGCTCGAGGGACTGCGCGACGGGATGCGCGACTTCGACGAGAAGACGCAGGCGGCGTCCGACACCATCCGGGGTCGACTGCTCGGAGGGATCGAGGCCGCGCGCTCCAAGGTCAACGAGTTCGGCGAGGGCGCCGTCGCGATGGGATACCTGAACGACGCCTCCCTCCGGCTGGCCAGCGCGCTCGAAACCGTCGGCCTCGACGGCGACGGCGCACGACTCTCCCTAGAGGGCGTCGACCTCGCCCACCTCAACGCATCGGTGTCCGGTGCGACGCTCGAGACGCAGATCCGCAACGCGGCATCAGCGCTCGAGTCCGAGCTCGACGCCGCGCAGCGGGCGGGGGAGGGGCAGGACGAACTCACCAGCCGCTACAACACGGCCCGCGATGCCCTGATCGCTCAGATCGAGCAGATGGGTATCGGTCGTGACGCGGCCGCCGCGCTCGTCGACCAGGTGCTCCGCACCCCGCCGTCGGCGCGCACGGAGTTCTCGTCGAACGCACCGGAGCAGCAGGCTCTCGCGCAGAGCCTCGCACAGCGGATCGAGACCCTGCCCGACGGCAGCGTCGTCATCAAGGCGGACACGTCCCCGGCGAGCAACTCCATCGACCGTCTCGTGCAGCTCAACGACGGACGTGAGATCGTCGTCCGCGTCCGCGGTGACGGGTCGGTGCAGCTCCCTGGTGGGCGCGTCGCACTCCCGAACGCGAAGGGAAACCTCGTCGAGTTCATGGCCACCGGCGGCATCCCCGACCTGACCCCGCTCTCGGGCGGCGCGACGGTCGTGTCGCCGAACACGTGGCGCGTCGTCGGAGACCGGGGCGATGTGGCGGAAGCGTTCATCCCGCTCGACGGGTCCCCGCGTTCGATCGGCATCCTCGCCGAAGCGATCCGTCGCATGCCTGGCATCGACACCAGCAGTGGTGGCGGTGGTGGGACGAGCGTGCACGTCGATGCTCGCTTCGAGCAGCGCGACGAGACCCTGCAGATGCGGGCTCTCGGCCGGGAGATCAAGCAGGCGCTCAGCGATTGACGGAAGGGGGCGCGATGGCTCGCACCACGATCCAGCTCGGACACCTCACCTTCCTCGACGGCGCCAACCGCGGCGGCTACGGGTGGTTCTTCCGTGAGCTGACCGACTGGTGGGGCGGGACGGCCAACAGGCAACGCCCCGTCGCACGCCCTCAGCGGCACGGTGCGTTCACGCGAACACGTGCCACGCGTGCTGAGAAGGTCATGTCGTTCGAGGCCCTGTATCGGGGCCGTAGCGCCTCTGAGGTGGAACGTGCGTTCGACGAGCTCTCCGCGGTGGGTGCCGAAGCGCCTGTGCTGATGACCGTCAGCACCGATGACGGCCCCACCTGGCGATCCGTCATCGTCGAGGACACGTCAGCCCGGTCGACTCACAACCGCCCGCGGGGGTGGCAGACGGTCGACCTGTCGAGCGATGACCCTCGTCGGTACCGCACTGGAACGCCCGTCACGACGGGCCCGCCCTCTCCGGGGCAGGGTCTCGTGTTCCCCGTGAAGTTCCCCGCCATCTGGCCGGGCGGCGGGTCGGCGGGGCGCGTGACACTCCCCAATGAGGGTCGCGCCCCATCCGCCGTGTCGCTGACCTTGGCCGGCGGGTTCTCTTCCGCGCTGATCACCTGCGTCGAGACCGGCGCGCGGGTCGGCCTCGCCCGGCCCGTCGCGGCCGGCCAGACGGTCGTCATCGAGCACGGTCGCGCGTCCCTCAACGGGCAGGACATCTCCCGGTGGCTCCGCTTCCGCGAGTGGACCGAGGTGCCGGGGCTCCTGTCCCGCACGTTCCAGCTCGAGGCGTCGGACCCGGTGGGGCAGCCCACCCTCACCGGAAGGGTGGATCACGCGTGGTGGTGACCCGGTTCTTCCTGTTCGAGACCCGCGGCGGGCAGCAGCTCACCGAGCTCGAGCCGTCGTCGTTCGACTGGCAGGAGCAGTCGAACATCGCCGAGACGGTGAACCTCCGCTTCGTTGACCACGTCGACGAGTGGCGGAACCTGTTCACCCCCTGGAAGCACTCGATCGCCGTCGACGTCGGCGGGCACTTCCTCGGCGGGCCGATTCTCCCGCAGGACTTCGACCGCGACAACGGGGTGCTCTCCGTCACGGCCCGCGGGCTTCGGCGCATGCTGGACGAGTTCCCCGTCGTGCCCCCGCCGCCAGGCCTCCTCACGACCACGCCCCCGGACTGGCTCGCCCCCGGAGGAAAACCCGCGGCCGGGTTCGACACGGTCATCAGCGGCGTCGACCACGGCACCATCGGCAAGCGGATCTTGCAGCAGGCGTGCCTGTGGCCCGGGTGGACCGACATCCCCATCCGGTTTCACGCCGACCGTCCCGGCACCCGCAGCCAGTCGTACGTCGCGGTCGAGCTGAAGAAGATCGGCTCCGCACTGACCGACCTGTCGAACCAGGACGCCGGCCCCGACATCCGTCTCCGCCTCGAACGGACCAGCGAGGACAGCTTCG